CAGTTGCAACACAAACTGACATGGCTGATACAGCTCGTATTCTTATGCAGACGCTTAAAGCGTTTGGTAAAGAAGCTCAAGACGCAACACATTTTGCTGAAGTTTTTGCTGCCGGAATATCAAGCTCTCAGTTACGCATGGAGTGGCTAGGCTCTTCAATGAAGCATTTAGGTCCTGTTGCTCATGAAGTTGGAATGTCTATTGAAGAAACTGTGGCTGCCCTTGCTATGCTACATGATGTTGGTATTCAAGCTGGTATGGCAGGTCGTCATCTTAGACGTGTGATTCAAGGAACAATAAAAGATACAGACAAAGCAACAGAAACACTTGCAAAATATGGATTAACTCTTGAAGACATAAGTGTAAAAGAACATGGCTTTGCAAAGGTAATGGAAACTCTGCGTGAGAAAAATGCACAATTGGTTGACATTTTTGCATTGTTTGGTTTGAGAGCTTCTGCTTCTGCTGCCGCTTTAGTGAGAAACGCGAAAGCATTTGAGGAATATTTAGAAAACGTACAAGATGGCACAGCTTTAATGAGAATGTTTAATACTCAAATGGAAGGGTTACAAGCACAATTCATAAAGCTAAAAAATACATTTACTGTTTTATTATATCAAGTTATTACACCATTAATACCTACAATTAGAATAGTGGTTGAAGAATTAACTAAATTCATTAAAAGACTTAGCCAGCTACCTCAATGGGTGCATATTCTAATGGGTATAACTGCTATTGTAAGTGCGCTTGGATTAGCGTTTCTTGGTATTAATTTTATATTAGCAGGTATGCTTACGCAAGGAATGATGTCATTTGGTCTTATTAAGGCTGCAATCGTTGCAACATTTGTGATGACAAAAAAGCTTACGGTTGCAATGATTAGGCTTGTGGCAGTTAAACTTATTAATGCTTTAATGGGTTGGAAATATCAGACAAATCAACTTGGCTTGGCAATGGCAAACATAAAAAGGATGAAATTCCACACAGTTGTAAATAAAATTTCGCTATCTATTGGTGTGTTAATTACTAGATTAGCAGCCATAATTATACCACTTGTGCTAATAGGAGCGCTACTTATTGTTTCTGTGACAGCTTGGAAAAGATGGAGAGACAGTATTGTTCCTTTTATTGACAGCGTTAAAAAGCGCGTGATAAATCTACAGAGCATCGTTCGAGACTTCGTTATAAATGTTTCAGCTTGGCTTGATAAATTGAAAATGCCAGCTTGGATGGAGAGAGTAGCTGAAATCTTTGAAAAAATAGGTAACATTTTTATTAAAGGTACGAAAAAGTTTGCACAAGAACACAAAGTGACAATAGGCGCAATTAAATCAGCAACAGGCGACCTTGTTGATGATTTGAAGGATGCAACTATGGACATTGGGCATTTCTTTAAAGATATATTTGATAAGTTAAAAGGTATGATTCCAACTGATGTACTTGATGATTTTAGAGATAGACTCAACGAGATGTTTCCTGAGTGGGAGCAGACAGCTGATGATACCGCCGATGCTTTCTCCGATATGACAGATGAGATAGAAGAAGACATAAACTTCTTAGGAGAAAAGTTTGAAAGCTTTACATTAAGTCTAGAGCATAATTTTTCTGCTTCTATATTTCAACTTATTAAAGGAAGCAAATCTTGGTTAGACGTTTGGAATGATATTTGCGACAATGCTTTAATGTCTTTCATTAATGGATTTGTTAATGGAATGGTTGAGTCATTTGGTAAAGCTCTGTGGGATATGCATAACATGCAAGCTGGATGGGGAAGTGGAATTTGGGGACAGTTAGCAAGTTGGGGAGCAAGCTTACTTGGTGGTTTTGGTGGTGTGCCTGGAGCGGTTGGAAGCATTTGGTCGGGTGCTTCAAATATGAATAGTCTTACTGGTGTTGCACCAAGTTTTGCAAAAGGAACAGATTATATTCCAGAAGATATGCTTGCTTATTTACATAAAGGTGAAGCTGTTGTTCCAGCAAACGATAACAAACAGCAGGAGCTTACGATTGTAAATGTTATTGACCCATCGTTTGTTAATGCTAGTATAGCTAAAGACCCAAACACGATAGTAAACATTATAAATAACGATGTTGTTATGGCTGGCTCAACGCGCAAAACAATGAGAAGGTATCTAAAATAATGGCTACATTTAGACGTAAGTGGGGTAGTTTTAGTTCAGGAGGGGAAAATGGAACATTTAATACTCCAACTGGAATAACAGCTCATAGCGATGAAATATATGTTGCAGACCAAAATAATCGTCGAATTCAAGTGTTTCATTATTCTGATGGTTCTTTTCAGCGTAAATGGGGTAGCTCTGGTACAGCAGATGGTGAATTTAACTACCCAACAGGTATAACTATATATAATGACGAGGTTTATGTTGTTGATAGCTGGAATCACAGAGTTCAGGTATTCAACACAAACGGAGTGTTCCAGCGCAAATGGGGTAGTTACGGAACAAGTGATGGTAAATTTAACTATCCTAATCATATAGTCGTATATAAAGATAGAGTGTATGTTGGTTCTGGAAGCCTACGAATACAGGTATTTGATACTGATGGTAATTATATTCGCAAGTGGAGTGTTGACTCGTTATATGCAATTGCTGCCTATAAAGATGAAATATATATTTCTGATGGTGTAAATGATAGAATTCAAGTATATAATACCAACGGAGTATTACAGCGCCAATGGGGTAGTTCTGGTATTGGTGATGGAAAGTTTGATGTTCCACATGGAATAACGATGGATAATGATGAAGTTTATGTTGCTGATGGTACTTACCTTAATCAATTTAATCGTATTCAGGTTTTTGAAACTGATGGTACATTTAAACGCAAATGGGGAAATACTGGAACAGGAGATGGTGAATTTAGGTCTCCGGGTGCAATAACTTTTTATGCTGATGAGCTATATGTAGTTGATGCTGTTAATCATCGAGTGCAAGTTTTTCTACCATTATCTCTTGTTGTTTGCCCTGTTATACCTATTCCAGATTATCCACTAAAAGAAAGCAAATATTACGATACGCTTATTACTGATATACCAGGAAAAGAATTAAGCCGCTCCAGACACACAACCCCATTACGCAGTTGGACTTTGAATTATTCAGCTATTCATGATGGTGATTGTAAATATTTGTGGGATTTTTTTGCTGCCAGAAAAGGTAAATTAGAAAGGTTTTATTTTATACATCCAGAAACAGGTACAATTTATAAAGCTCGTTTTGCTGATGATTCTTTAAAGCGAGATGAAATTGGAAACAATCTTTTTAATGTTACAATTAATCTTATAGAGGTAACGTCTTAATGGCTGACTATACTATAAATCCAAGTTATATATATACGGAAGACATTGCACACGCAACGCAAATAACAACAATGGAAGATGGCTCTGAAATAAGAAATTCATACAGAAGCCCACGCAGAACATTTGCTCTTAATTATGATAGAGTTACGAAGGCTATTTATGATTCTATTGTTGCATTTTTTACAGCTAGACTAGGGAGATATGAAACATTTAGTTGGGTAAACCCAAATGATAGCGTTACATATACTGTTAGATTTGTAGATGATACGCTGGAAACAGAAGAAATAAATGATGAAATTTACAATATAAAATTATCGCTAATTGAGGTTGTATAATGTCTAGAGATATAACAGCAAACTTAACCGAAGAATTAACAACATCAGAACACCGCCCAATAGAATTATACGTTGTGTGTTTAGATGATTATACGCTATATTTTACGGACCACGATGCAAATATAGAATTTTTTGATTTAGACGGCAATCCTAAAACGTATACTGCCGTTGCATTGTCTAGAGGAACAGTTAAAACAAATATTGATAATAAGATAGATTCAGTTGTTGTGAGATTGGATAATATCAATAGAGCTATGACTGATTATATAGCAGACTATGAATTTCGTGGGCGTAGAATGGTGATACTGCGTGTCTATGAAAATTATCTTACTAGCTCTGATGATTATATTGCAATCTTTGATGGATTGATGGATTCTCCTGCTATAACAGAAGGAGCTATGGAGCTTACTGTAAAATCTAGATTGGGAACGCTATCAAAAAGAGTTCCTAGAAGAATGTATCAATTGCATTGCAACTGGGAATTTGGTTCAACTGAGTGTACGGTTGATAAAACAGCAACCCAGATTACCAATGCTTTAATTGTTACTGGCTCTACAGCATCAGTTCTTATGGTGTCTGGAGATGCACACGAATCTCTTGCTACTGATTATTATAAATTTGGTTCTGTAAAGTTTACAGCAGGTAATAATAACAAAGAGACACGATTAATATTGTCTTCAGCAGGTAGTTTTGCTGATAGTGGCGTTAGTGGTGTAAAGCTTGGAATATCATATAATCTTGAATCTGATCCTGTGAGTGATATAGTTACAGTGCAACAAGGTTGTGATAAAACTCCGACAATTTGTAATGATAAATATGCTAATAAAGTGAATTATGGTGGTTTTTTAAATATCCCCCAGCTCATGACTAGAAGATAAGGAGATGATTTCTTATGTGGTCTGACAAGTACATCGGTTTGTCGTATGAATTTGGTAGTCATATCTTAGAAAAAGGAACAGATTGTTTACGTCTTATTGAAGAAGTTTTTAGGCGTGAAAAAGATTATCACATCAAAGAAGATGGTAAACCTGTCACAGAAGAATGGTATATTAAAAATCCAGAGCGATTAATACGTCAAGCCGTAGAACGCGGTGAAGTCATTAATGATGCATCGCAATTAAAAGAGTTCGACATTGTTTTTTTCAAGACGAAAAATTCAGTTCGTCATATGGGCGTTATGATTGACAATTATGGTAATTTTCTTCATCAACTCATGAAACAAACAAGCAGGGTTGATGATTTGAATGCTAGACATTGGAAGCGTAGGTTTTTTTGCGCTGTAAGAATTGATTGTGAAAAATAGAAAAAATATTATGCCATTAGATAGAAAAATACAAGATGAATATAAACAAGAGATATTTAAAGCACTTGATGCTGGACAGATAGCAGGAAGCGTAGGTCAAATTGTTGGTGCAGTAGTTGGTGCTATAATTGGATTCGTTATTGGTGGTATTCCTGGTGCTATTTCAGGAGCAATGATAGGATACTCCTTTGGTGGAGCAATTGGTGGCGTTGCAGATGC